CCTCCTCCACCACCTCCAGCACCACCACATCCTGGTGCAAATTCTACCCATTGAGTACTATCACCATCACTATAATAAAGATATGGTTTTCCAACGGTACTATCCCACCAAAGTGGATAAATTACTGGATCTACGGGAGGAGCATCTCCAATAGTAAGTCCAATTCCAGTAATGGTTACAATACCAACATGAGATGAAACAAAGATATTTGGACCAGCATCAATATAAGTTACAATTCCACTTAATGTTGATCCATTATCTGTTCCTATCCACTTATTGATAGTTTCATCATATTGGAGGAAATAATTGTCCGTTTTAGCACTAGTTCTATCAACATCATCTAAAAACTCAAGACGAGTTTCTCCACCTCCACCTAATGTGGAAAGTTGTTGTTGAATGCGAGTAATAAAGAGTCTATAATGATTTTGGAGATCTTCTAAAGTTGCAAAATTTTGATCCAGTGGAGTTAGGGGATCTTTTTGAACTTTGGTATTTGATGGTTCTGCTAGAATTCCTAAAGATTTTTCTATTAAAGTTTTTTCTTCTTCCTGATCTTTTACTATATTAGTTACAATTTCTTGAACTTCTTCAATAACATTTTCTACAATTTCTTGAACCTGTTCAATTGGATCTTTCTTTATTTTATCTGAATATAACCAGTTTTCGAAGGATTCTAAAGTTTTTTCTTCTTCCTTTTTTTTGATTTTATTCTCTTTCTTTAGAGATGCTACCTCTTCAAAAATAGAGTTTAAGTTTAAATCACCGACAATAGAATCAAACTTTTCTTTCCTTTTCTTTTTATCTTCGGATACAAGTTTAAAAAAGTCAGATAAATCTGCCATTGATTATCACTCTTCTTCTGTACTTACAAACATAGAATTTGCTACTTCTGGGCGAAATCCATCAACTCTCTCTGCCGACTTAGTAAACAAAAGATCTTTGATCTTGTCACTAATTTGAGAAGGTGCTTCGTCTGAAGCAATCATATTCAGTAAATCATCCATTGTTATAAATCCAATTGGTAATCGCTTCTATTTATATTTCACCACCCCTGGGCATTTCTGCTGGTTTACCTGCAGCCATAACGTCTCTTTCCTGAGAACGAAGATCAGGTTCCATTACTGGTTTACCTAAGTCCATTTGCGAAGTCTGATCTAAAGTTAATCCAGTCTGAGGATCAACTGGTTGATTTGGATCTGGAATTACTCCACTTTCAATTTCTTTTTTGATCAGAACATCTTGCTCTAAAATTTCAGTATCAGTTTGTCTGAGAATCTTTCTTCTTACGTAGTCCTGAGAGAAATATTTTCCAACATATGGTTCTGCAACCTGAACCATATTCAATCTTTCGTTTAGAAGTTCAGCATCCTTAAGTTCAGCAAAATGGTTATCATAAAGGAAATCATATTGAATATGCTCAGACATAATATTCCAGTCTTCTGGAGTAATAATGTTCTTGAGAATCAACTGAGTCTTCAGCATATCACTGAACATGTATGAAAATCTCTTTCTCAGTCTTGCAACAAACTTACTGAACTTAACTTCATCGCGGAGAATTTCTGATGAACGTCCTAAGTTAAATCCACCTTCTCCATCCATTCTCGATGGTGGAACATTTAGAGAACGATATAGTTTCTTCTTAAAATATTCAATATCTGTAATTTCTCCAAGGTTTTGTCCGCCAGGAAGTGTAGAGATTTCAGTTCCTCTACCACCTTCGCGACGAGGCAACCAGAAATCTTCAAGCATCGCCATCATTTTTTTATCATCACGAATTTCGCCGGTTGATGCATCATAGACAAGTTTATTGCGATAACGCATCATAACATCGCGAAGATATTGTTCTGCTTTTACTTTAGGAAGATTACCTACATCAATGTAAAAGATTCTTCTTTCTGGGGCACGAGACAATCTGTAAATAACAAGAGAGTCTTCAATCATTCGTAATTGATTGAGTGACTTAATTGCTTTATGTAAGTAAGAAAGAGTTGATCCCTTATTTCTATCTACAAGACCCGAAGAGCAATATGTAATAGAATCCTTAGTAAACTTAATCCCACCAGTTCCTCCCATGGAAGAGGGGTTGGTGGTCGGATAAGTCATTTTTGGATTATATATAAAATATTCTTCAATACCTGGGAATTCATATTGCATAGGATCGTCAACATTGACGTTCGCCAACCTATACATTTTATTATCTTTTTCATCTACTTTTTGTTGACGCACATAACGCATTTTCATTGCGTCAATGTACCTTAACTCCTGTATACCTGCTTCAGGATTCTTAAGATCGATTACTTTGTGATAATAAAGTCTACCGTCAACATACCAATTTCTATAAATTTCATGTGACTTCTTATCAAAGTCAAGAAGTTCTAGAATATATTTAAATTCTTGCCTTATTTTTTTCTTGATTCCATCACTAGCATTTAGATTATCTAGATCAATCTGAATGGGGCTATCATTAGTATCACTAACGATTGCTTCGTTTACAATATCTTCAATAGCACTATCACACTCTGGGTGTAGAGCCATTTCGCGATATCTTTTGATTAGATCAAATTCTGTTCTATAAACACCTTCAATGTCTACATAAGAACCAAAAAATCCACTACTTAAATAATGATCAACCCCGTCCTCATTTGTTTGAGGAACGGGGGAAACAACACCAGGTGATAATGGCTCAGAATCTTCAATAGAAAAACCAAATAACTTCGCCATAATTTAATTTAAAGGTATATACTTGTATTATTTATCCTTGTGCAGTATTGCTACCTGGAGCTTCAGGATACCAGAAGTTGATTTGGAATTCTACAGTGAATTCTTCAATGGTATCTGTTGTATCGTAGGATAGATCAATAGCAGAAACATTAGTTGGGAAAATATCCTTAAACTTATACTGTGCTAGAACATTAGCATTTCCGCCAGTTCCAGTTCCAGTTTCTTTTCCGACAATTGCTCTTCCAAGTTGAACAACAGTAGCATCAGTCATGTAGTCATTAGGAGTAGTGAGACCACTGTGATCTGAATACTGACCTATGTTTTGCATCCATGCTTCAAATGCTCTTCTATACTGGAAGTCTTCATCATTAATAACGGTGATAGTCCAAGTATCAAATGTTCTATCACCAGCAACCTTCATGGTTCTACCACGGAAAGGAACTTCGATTGGTGAAATGTTTGAAGCAGGTAAGGCAGCTGCCTTACATAAAAAGGAAAACTTTTCTGCATCAAATTGTCCGCCGCCGTCACCTTGAACTCCAAGATTTACTCCAGGTGGGAAACTTGGAAGTGTGACTTCAAATAGATTGGGGCGAGCACCACCACCTGATAGTTTTGTCTTAAATTGTGAGAGACCTTTGATAGTAGCCATTTTTTAATCCTCCTCTGTAATTAATTTATTTAAATGATCAAACAGATCCAGCAACTTCTTCAAAGCTTACGCCAGTTCTGGTTGCAACGAATGTTAGAGTTACATAATTAATTGACTTAGCTGGTTTCAGGAAGATATCAGCTCTAAATTCATTATTATCGATCACATCAGGAGTGTTGTTTGTTTCGTCGCATCTAACGAAGAATCCATACAAACCTCTCTTTGCTTGAACATCGCGTAAATATGGTTCAACAATATTAATGAAGTTTGCTCTTGTGATCTCATCATTGAGTTCGAAGAGTTGTGCCTGGGCAGTTCTTTCAAGTGCTTGTTCAACAGTGAGGAACAGTCTACGAACGTTGATTCTATCAAATGCAGAAGCAAAACCGAGAGCAGTCTTGTCTCCGAAGAGGATAATACCAATACCAGGTTGATTGATAATTGAGTTAATTCTCTGAGGATACAGTTGATCTCTCTGGGCCTTATTTGGATTATATGCTAGTTTAATAGCATTGTTTAGTACACCTCTTTGCTGTCCTGCAGGTGAGAACCAAGGATATGCAAAGATAGAAGTTCTTACGCAGAGACCAGCAACATCAGCGTTACATGGAATATAACGGAATCTATTATTGAAGCGATCGAAGGTGTACTTATATCCAGTATCAAAGATTGCATATGATGTGGATGCAAGTGGTGAGAAGAACTCTAAAATATTATCAGTTTGAGTATCTGTATTTGTAATATCAACAACATCTGCGCGATGAGGTGAAATTACGGCAACACAGTCTTTTCTTGAATTTGCTATTGAAATCAGTTGATTTGCTTTTGCTTGAGATTCAAATTTGTTTCCTAATCCAGGACCCATGATTAAGTAATCAACAGCAATTTCATCTCTATTTGAGAATAAGTTATATGAGGTGAATAAATCACCTAAAGTAGCAGTCATTCCACCAGAATTGGAATAATCTTTACCACCGCTTAGATTATAAGTTACGTTACCTAAAGCACTATAAGTTCTATCTTGTGCGTCTAGGTTCCATAAACCCTGTGCAGTTGTATTTGCAGTAAATCCAGAACTAAATCCAGTTGGAACTACATCTTCATTTGCATTTAAGTCGTCCGATGGATTATCTCCAACATAAACATACTTGGAGAATATTGCGACAGCATTTTTCCACCAAATCTTTTGTGGTGAATTGACTGCAGAAATAGCATCAGTTGCTTTAGATAAACCAATCCATTTCTCTAGCAGATTTCCTTGAATTCCAGTTACAGAACCAGTGTCATCTACCACTACAACGTGAATTTCATCACTTCTTCCATTTCTATCATTAACATACTGAGAAGTTCCTGGTTTTGGTGCAATTGATCTCCAGAAAATACTTGTGTTGGTAAGATTTAAAGTTTGCTGATCATACCAATCAAGAATTGGATTTGTACCAGTGTTAATAGTTACTGAAGTACTAGCAATACCAGCATTGGTTATTAAATTGACTAATAAGTTTCCGCCAGATGTAGATGCCTTAAAGGATCTTAACTGGGTCATTTGTGCATAATCTACTTTAGTTTCAACTCCTGCAGTGCTTACAACAGAAGTAACTTTAACATCTAAAGTGCTTGCACCAACTCCAGTTACGATACCTTTCAGGTATCCATTGAATACAGAAGTTGTTCCTACACCTGCAGAAGGAACATTGGTGAGAGTAGTGGTTACTGCATAACCTACTTGAGCCATGCTAGTGGCAGCAGATCCAACATAAAGAGTTTGGTCTGCTTTATCGTCAATAACACATACTTTTAAGTTGTTTGCCCAGGAACCTGGACTCTTAGCGGCAAAAATGTAATTTGCAATATCATCGGCATAATTTGCCTCATAATCATCAAAATTCTTGATCTTGAGTGTTGGTTCGCCTGCAGTAGA